ATTTAGTTCGCGGCGATTTTGCGTCCGATGGAGTGTCGCAGGAGTTGTGTATGAAGAATCTGGACGCTGTTGCCGTACAACCGGTGAAGGTGCTGGCAGGTGACAATACGCCGCTGGCTACCACGTCTTTGAATGATGCCAACGCAATCACTAAAGTTGCGGGTTATCAACCGGATGGTAAAGTCGGGTTCAACGTCAATCAAGTTGGGTCATTTGCTACCACGGCTGCGTTGGCGACTACGATTTTGGGCACTGCTGTTGGTGTTACGCAAGATGTGCGTATCGTAGACGGTAAAGGAAACTCTGCAGGCGTTACAAACGGTGCTTTGTCGATGTATGTTACCGACACGAACACAGCTCAACCCGTTACCGTTCGCAACCATACGGTGGGTACGTCCTCGTTGTACTCTCTCGCCGTTGACTCTTCCACTACACCGGACACGTCAAGTGCGTTCGTAGTGATTGACCATAAAGACGTCAAAGAACAGAAGGATCCGCCGCCTGTTGAAGAAACTGTGGCGCGCCAACGTTCGTGGGTCGAACGTAAGGCTGAAGAAAAGCGGAAGAAATACGAAGTGTTAGCTGCGGGAGCCAGCTCACAATCCGATAAGCTCATGTTTATGAGGCGTGCTGCCATGTGCGCCGAGATTCTTAAGCAAGCAGCTGAAGGCGTCAGTGTCACGCAGTTGATGGAGAGTGATGGATTCAAACTCGTCGTCAGCGGTGATGTCGACGCGGCTGACTAGGCGCGTATCGACGCGAATTGACCACTCGTGTCGCGGTTGGCGCTTCGGATCATCTGATGCAGGAGTCGTTAAATTTTTGACCTCGCTGCAGATGAAATAAAAAGTCCTAGTCAGGACAATAAACTGACTCGCCTATTACACGGGGGCCTCGAAACCTCATGGAGGATGATGGCAGTCGGGACACGCCGCACGTTGGTGTATGATCGTGTTGCCCATTATCCGGCTGGGTGCCTCCCCCCCAGCGGTGTAGGCGTCAAACCCGCTTGTTCGAACGATATAGCATTGGCGTGTTTCTCGCGGTGCGAAGTTCGTTCTGGGTGTATATAACACCTGTTTTACCCCGAAAGTTAAAGTACTACACTAAAAACTGTTCGACAGTTTTTCTTTCGAT